TTACGTAGAAGCGGATTTAACGTTAAGCGTTTTGAGCGTAACTATGTAGACATTAACGGTACTAACGGCAGATTCAATAATGACGAATCAATGGCTAGTTACTATCCACACAGATGGGTAACTGAGTCAGGCAACCAAGCAGATGGCTCAGGTAGCTTTGGACGTAAGGCACAGCGTAAAGTTGTTGTACAAGCGTTACAAGCAATGGTTAATAGTAACGATGACATTAGAGATGATGAGTCTAGATTGTTTAACGTTATGGCAACACCAGCATATCCAGAACTAATTGGCGAAATGGTTAGCTTAAACTACGATCGTGGACTAAGTGCATTTATTGTAGGCGACAGCCCAATGAGATTAACACCAGATGCAACTTCATTAAATGAATGGGGCACTAACGTTAAACTAGCTGTTGAAGATAACGATGACGGTTTAGTTAGCAGAGACGAGTACATGGGTGTTTACTACCCAAGTGGCTTTACAAGTGATAACGCAGGTAACAACGTAGTTGTTCCACCAAGTCACATGGCGCTACGTACTATTGCATTAAGTGACCAAGTTAGCTTTCCATGGTTTGCTCCAGCAGGAACAAGACGTGGTGGCGTAACTAACGCAACAGCAGCAGGTTACATTAGTAGCGAAGGCGAATTTGTAAGTATTGCACTTAACGAAGGCCAACGTGATACACTTTATAGCAACGCTGTTAACCCGATTACATTCTTAAGCGGAAGCGGCTTAGTAGTATTTGGACAGAAAACAAGAGCAAGAAATGCAAGTGCATTAGATAGAATCAATGTAGCACGTTTGGTTATCTACTTACGTAGTCAACTTAACAAACTTGCAAAACCATACTTGTTTGAACCAAATGATAAAATAACCAGAGATGAAATCAAAGGTGCAGCAGAAAGTCTAATGTTAGAACTTGTTGGACAAAGAGCACTTTATGACTTCCTAGTTGTATGTGATGAATCAAACAACACACCAAGTAGAATAGATCGTAATGAACTATATCTTGACATTGCAATAGAACCAGTGAAAGCTGTGGAATTCATCTTTATTCCATTAAGACTTAAAAATACAGGAGAAATTGCAGGACTTTAATTAAGTAATTGGACCCCTGAAAAAGGGGTCCTTACTTTGATAAATACTAGCAACAGGAGAAATACAAATGGCAATCTCGACATTATCAAAAATTACAGTTCCGTTAGCGAGCGACACAAGCGCAAGCAACCAGGGACTTTTGATGCCGAAACTACAATATCGCTTTAGAGTGACATTGGAAAATTTTGGTGTTACAAACGCAACGACAGAACTTACAAAACAAGTTATGGACGTTACACGACCAAACATAACTTTTGAGGAAATTACATTAGATGTATATAACTCAAGAAGTTACTTAGCTGGTAAGCATACATGGGAGCCGATTACATTGAATGTACGTGATGACGTCAGCAACAATGTGCAGAAGCAGGTAGGCGAACAGTTGCAGAAACAATTTGACTTCTTTGAACAGTCAAGTGCAGCTAGTGGTATTGACTACAAATTCTTAACACGTATTGAAGTGTTAGATGGTGGTAACGGAGCAAACGAAGTTGGAATATTAGAAACTTTCGAACTTTACGGTTGTTTCTTAACAAACGCTAACTACAACTCATTAAACTATGCAACAAGTGACGCAGCAACTATTGCTTTATCAATTAGATATGACAACGCTATCCAAACTCCAGTAGGACAAGGTATTGGTACGTCAGTTGGTAGAACAGTTAACACGCTTGTAACAGGCGGCGGCGTATAAAATACGTTAACTAAGATTGCTATTAGAATAGAAGAAAGGAAGTCATAAGGCTTCCTTTTTTTTATATGCGTACTTAATCTTTTTGGATAAATATTAGTATGGCAAACAAGTTAAACGGATTCTTAGACAACTTCTTTAATGGAGTATTAAACCCAAAAGGTAGTATGGGTGACTTTCAACATGCTTCTAGATTGTATGTTGACAACGCATTTAGGCTTGCTCCTAAATCAAAATTTCTTTATTTTGTAAATTTTAATTTTTATAAAGACGACAAGCACGATGTATTGGCAGGGTTCCCTAAAATACAGAATAGGCATAGAGCTGAAATGAATATGCTTGTAAAGAACGTTGACTTACCTCAATATAGATCTTCTGTTGAAGTTAAAAATGCATACAATCGTAAAAAGAATGTTCAAACACGTATAGACTATACACCAGTCTCTATGACTATGCATGATGATAATCAAGGCTTAACAACAATGTTAATGGAAGCCTACTATAAGTATTATTATAGAGATTCCAATATTACTGATATAACAGCAAGTTACGATCCTCGTTCAAATTATAAAGATGAAAACGGTAGATCATATCGATTTGGTTTAGATAACGATAAAATGGTTCCGTTTTTTAGAAGTATAAAACTTTACCAATTTAGTAGACATGAATATACCGAATACACTCTTGTTAATCCTATCATAGAATCTTGGGGCCATGATACAATGGATCAAACAGATGGTAGTGGTATTGCAGAAAATAAAATGACAATTAACTATGAAGCTGTATTATATAGTAGAGGCGCTGTAGGAGAAGATAGTCCTGCAACGTTTGCAACAGACCATTATGATAAGACACCAAGTCCGTTAAGTGTAGCCGGAGGTGGCGTAGGTAACTTATTCGGAGGTGGCGGCATACTAGACGGAGCATCAAGTGTACTAGGTGATATTACTGGCGGTACCTTTGGGCTAGGCACATTATTAACAGCAGCAAATACTGTTAAAAATGCAAAGAATTTAAGTAAAGATAGTCTTAAAGCAGAAGGACTTAGTATTTTAACAGGTGCTATTGTAAATGTAGGTAAAAAAGGCGTAGGCGGATTGCCAGGTATATTGGTACCTAAAACAAACGGTACTGGCGGAAGTAATGATGGCACAACCGCAACGTCAAACAGTGCCACTAATAATTCTAGTTCATCAGCAGCTAAAGTAGCGTCTGCACAGGCAGCAAACAATCTACCAGTAACAGTAGGAGACGGCGGATAATGGCACAAGGAAACTTACCACAAACAGGTTACACATCTAGTGACCAACCAGTAAGAGAATTATTTGATACTTACTATCAACAAAAATTAGAATTTCCAAGTAATGATGTAGATGCTGTGTTAGCATACTTTGGTAAAAGAGGCTTTGAAGACAGAGCTAGTGCTAGTATAGCAAGCACATTATTACAACAAGCAAAGATAGACAATGTACCTGTTTTCAAATTACTTGATACATTAAAAGGTTTAAATGATTCACAACTTAGTGCATTAGTTGCAGAAATTTTAAACTATACTAGAGGTAAAACTAGTAGTTTAGGCTTTCAAGTTCCTTCACAGTCTAATATCGTAGAGTCCAGAAATATAGAAGTCTTTGAGGACTAAACATGCCTAAGTTCGCACAGGGCAAATTTAATATAAAAAATCCTGACAAGTATGTTGGAAACAAAACACCAACATACAGATCAAGTTGGGAATTTGCTTTTATGAGATTCTGTGACGAACATTCAAGTGTTGCACAATGGGCAAGTGAAGCAATTAAAATTCCATACAGACATCCTTTTACAGGAAAACACACAGTATATGTACCAGACTTTTTTATAGTGTATATTGATAAAAAAGGCAAACAAAAAGTCGAACTAATAGAAGTAAAGCCAGCTAGTCAATCTTTTCATGAAAGAGTTGGTAAATCAAGACAGAATCAATCAGCTTTCGTAGTTAACCAGGCCAAGTGGTCAGCAGCAAATGCATGGTGCAAACAAAAAGGTATCTTTTTTAGAATAGTAACCGAGGATGATATTTTTCATCAAGGCAAAAGAAGATAAATAATACTAGTAGTTAATAGGGAACACTATGACTAAGAAATTAGAAGAAATGTTAGATTTACCAGAATCTAGAGAAATTATAGAAGAGGCTAGAGCTAAGCCAGCGCCTATTGTGCAACATACAGAATCGTTGCGAGATATTGCAGAGTTTGATAAAATAAGTTCTGCATTACCGGCTGTTAAAGGCTTGGGCAAAATGGCAGACGAAGAGCTTAATGATATTGCTGAACGTGCATTAACAGCATACGAAGATCTAATGGATCTAGGTATGAATGTAGAAGCACGTTATAGCGGCAGAGTTTTTGAAGTTGCTGGCGGCATGTTAAAAACAGGCCTAGATGCTAAAGTTGCTAAGTTAGATAAAAAACTAAAAATGATCGACTTACAACTTAAAAAAGAAAAAATGGACAAAGACGGAGGCATTGGTGACGGCGACATGGTCAACGGTGAAGGCTATGTTGTAACAGATCGCAACAGTCTTTTAGAGAAGTTAAAAAGCGTCCAATCAGATAAATAATATATATAGGAACTAATACAATGACGTTTGAAAAATTTTTAATAGAAGCAAAAAAGGTATATCCTTTTAAAATTGGTATAGCAGGAGTGCTTCCAGAAAATTGTGAAGACATGCTAAAGACATGTTTAGAAAAGTACGGAGTTAACAATATGACTTCGGGCAAGAAAACACCAATTCAAGAACGTCCTTTAGATTTTCCACAATTACAAAATATGGAAGTAACATATTTTGAAACAGAACTTAACTATCCAACAACATCGCAAGTACTACAAGAGTACTTAGGCCAGTGTTGCAATATTGATCAGTCTTTTATCATTGTTAGAAATCCAATGGAACCACAAGAGCAATATCAAGAAGAAACACAAGACAGTGAATATGTTGCAAAATTAACCACTGAAGAACTAGAAAGCGTTGATGGCCAAAAAGAAGTTGGAAACAACAGAGTGATGGATTTATTAAAAGAATTAGAAACAGCTCGTAAAGAGCGTGGGTTCGACACTGTCGACGGCCCAGTAGGCGAGTCAAAAGATATTGACGACAGTGAAAACACAAAAAGCGCAATAGGGAGCTAACTTATGAATATGAAAGATATGATTCAGCGTATGACTGACATCGAAGCAAACAAACAACAATTAAACGAAGCTGAGATGCCACCAATGGGAGCACCGGCTCCAATGAATGACGGTAATCCAGTAACAGTAAATATATCAATGAATGCAAGCGGCAAAGAACATGTAGCTGATTTATTAGGTATGATGAAAAATGCAGGACTTGGCGATGCAGAGCCAGTAAGCGCAAAAATGCTTTCACCGCGTTTAGACATGGAACGTTTAGCAGGTATTGTAGATGATCCAGAGATTCCAGGTAAAGACGAAGTACCAGGTGACGAAGATACAACAGATAGTAGTTGTAATGATGACATTGATACAGATGTTGAAGATGTAGATATGGACGAATGGGCAAACTCACCAGAAGGTTCAGAAGGCGATCCAGAATATAGAGATCACCACTATATGACTAAAGATTTAAGTGGCGGAATTAATCGTAAAAAGAAACAATTCAAAGCTGCACAGCCAGGCGATAATGCAATGGCAATGGAAGGTATTAAAGAGCACCTTTATAACTTACTAGCTGAAAAGAAAGCAAAGCCTGACTTTTTAGATGTTGATAAAGATGGTGACAAAAAAGAGCCAATGAAAAAAGCCCTTAAAGACAAAGGTGGAAACAAGCCTAAGAAGGGTGTTAAGCCATCCTTTAAGAAAGGCGTTAATCCTTTTGAATCTATAGAAGAA